AAGTTCCAATAATGAACAGTTATGAACAATTGTTAAACAGCCACATACAGGCTGTTTCTTTTTTACGTTAGACATTCGTGAATATCAAACGTTGGAGGGCGTTCCCCCCGCTGGGGCGGGGGTCGGGCTATATTTTATGGAAAATCAAAGATTTTAATAAAACTCAACTAAACCCCTGTTTTCTCAAAAAACAGGGGTTCATTTTCGCCGTTCGGTAACTATCCCTAACGCATCTATTCCCACCCAACCACCCGTTGAGAAGCCGCAGGAGGCGACACAGTAGGGTTTTGCTTTGTTGCTTTGTCCACGCAGAGGCAATGAAACCCGTTTAGCTTTTTTTTAATCAGTCCGTTATCGGCTTCGTTGGGGGTTTTTGCGATGGAAGCAAAGCCGTTTTAAAAAGGCAATACGGTATTCATAAAGATTCGGCGCATTAGCTTTTTCGCTAGGCTTTTAGCAGCTAATGCGCCGAATCTTTACAAACCTTCCGTATTGCCTTTTTAAAACGGCTTTGCTTTTTCCAACGCAACCCCCTGCCGAAGCCGATAACGGACTGATTAAAAAAAAGCTGCACTAACCGTTTCTTTGTTCTGGTGGGCATTTAGCCCACCAAAACAAAAACCCCCTCCGTGCACCTCCTCCGTCCTGATGTGGGGCGAGCGCGGATATTTCAAACTAACCTATGGAGTAAATACCATGAACACAGAAATCAACATTTATGACAAACTTTGCAAACAGCAAGATGAAGCGCGTGAGAAACTTTACAAGTTTATCCGCTTGGAAGTGGCACACTACAACGAATGCGCAAATACTGAAATTGAAAAAGGTAACCCCCAGAGCATTGCGCTAAACGATGCCATAGGCACCGTTCACGGAATAGCTGTATCCCTTAAAATAATAAGCGAGCTTTGGGACAGCGAGCTAACCAATTTGGCTTTGGAAGTGAGGAATGTTCACTCTGAGCTGAATGAAAAATTTTTCAACATGCGCAATTGCCCAATTCGCTTAGATTAAAAACAGGCAGCCTGAAAAGTTTTCAGGTTGCCTTTAAGCCATGCGGCTTGCCCACCCAGGCGCAGACAACGCGAACATGAAAAAGCCTCTCGTTTTTTCTATGAACCTTGCCAGCGACCACCCACCCTAGGGAGATTGCTGTAATTCCAAGACTTGCGCCGATTGGTTAGCAGTTGAATTTTGCACGCCGGAAGTAGAGACAGGCAAATGCACATCCCTATACACCTGAAAAATGCCGTTTTCTGCCCAATACTCACACATGGCTTTATTGACATAAACTTTTGTTGCTTGTTCTGTATAGCAGTTACACGAGCTAGAAGTCTTAACACAGCCCGCCACCGTTTCCATGTTTATAGGATGGCGCAGCCCATCATAGATAGGCTTTGTTTCAGGCAAAGAATCAATACGCGGCTTAAAATCATCCAGCTTTGTGCCAACAGGTTCAGAAGCAGCCAATCCAGCACCCGCCGCTGGCACAGAAGCCGAATCCCCAACCGCAGAAGCAGAAATAACCGCAGGCGCAGAAGCAGCATCCACCACACCCGCAACAGGCTGATTTTTTACCTTGTCAAATTTAGACTTATCCGTAAATCCCGAAATCCCCCGATAAGTCAAAAACGCACCCAAAACCACCAACAAAGGCAACCAAACAAACACAGGATGCAGTTTCTTTTTAAATTTAACGTGCATACTAGCGGACTTGTAATATTTAAAGGCTTCTTTGCTTGGGCGATAAAATTCCGCCACCGCATGCGCGAAAGATTGCGAATTCAAATTCTCTTCACAGCGAAACCACTCATATTTTTTTGTGCCCAACGCTTTGCGTTCTAAATGAATATGTTTACCGACCAACTGGCGAACATATTTATCAATCATGGATGGGTTTTGCGTCATCAAGATTAAAGTAAATCCCTCATGGCGTAATTCCTTCAACGTTTTTACATACGGCGGCACTTCCCGCGCAGCCGAGCGCACAGGATAAGTGTAGTCGCATTCATCTACTATCACTACGCTGCCTTGCGGCACCAAATCTTTCAGCGGAGCAGAAATCAACTCTTGTTCAGTCAATTCATGCGCCTTGAATTTACGCGCATCCAACCCATCAATATGGCAGAAATACAGCGGACGTGGAATTACTTCACCGTTGTCTAACGTTTGTTTAAACAAACCATCGTAGTTTGTCAAAATCATCTCAACTGCTAACGCAGTTTTGCCCGTGCCCGGCGTGCCTGTAATCAAGTAAATCATGAAAGAATACTCAAAGTTGATTTAGCCATCCAAATGCCCACAATCATAGACAAGCCCGAGAACATAATATTAAACCCCGTAGTAAAACCACCAATATCCAACAAAGCCAACAAAGCAGCAGGCAACGAGTTATAACCAGCCACAAACGTAGACTTCATATTCTCAAAAAAATCCCCCACATATTTATAACTCACAATCGCAAAGCCGAACCCCAAAACCAATCTAAACACAAAGCCAAAAAACATCACAAAGCTAATTCGTGCCAAGAAAGGCGCAATCCCCGCCAAAAGATTAGCCAACACAATCAAAATAGGCATATCAAATCCCTTTCTATTTCAAATTTTTGACCACAAAAAACGCCGTAAACAACGCAAACGCCGCAATTACCAATCCCCGCGCCATTTCCATAGACTGACAAAGCCAATCATATTTAAATGCCCCCTTTACCCCAAAAGCTTCAAAAGTAATCGGCGGCGGACAAGCAGCCGTATCACCACGACTTAGAAAATTCCTATACTTATACGCAAATCCCTCAGAAGCTACCTTCCCCTTTTCCTTTAAACTACTCTTAAAATCCTTCAAACCTTTATCCAAATGGTTTTCAGCATCGGAATCAGGAAACTTCACATCCGACATCTTGCCCATCTTTTGACAAGCCAGAGCATCTGGATTTTTCGCGCAGTATTCCGAAAGCCCATCGCCCTTACCCTTGCCATCCTCATTCCCCGAACCATTGCCCATATTGTTGCCCGTTTGACCGCTGCCACCGTTGCCATTGCCGCCACTTTTACCCCCTCCACTGCCGCCCCCATTATTGGTTATGTTGGTCGTGTTATTCACGTTGGTTGTGTTGTTTGTCGTGTTATCGGTTATGTTATTTGTCGTGTTATTGGTTACGTTGCCCCCATTGCCACCATTGCCCGAACCGCTGCCATCTGGCATAGGCACGGACGGCACAGAATTAGGCTTCATTTTGTCAATCGCAGCCTTTTCCTTTGCTGCCCGCGCAATGCCATCTGAACGCAGTTTCTCAATCTTTTGCCTTTCCTCTTCTGCACTTTTAATCGCAGCATCCGAACACACTTTACCATTTGGGCTAGCACCATAAAGCATCACACAATCCGCCAATCTCCTTGTCAAATTCGTTTGAACGGTTTTCTCACGCTCAGTCAAACTTTTGAAGTAATCCGCCCATCTTTTGCCCCATTCGCGCAGGGCAGCCAAATAGGCTTCATTGGATAGCCCCGAGCCACTTCCCGCCCCCGAGCCACTACTGCCTCCTGTATCGTTACCCGAAGTTGCCCCCGAGCCACCGCCCGCACCGCCATCACCAGCGCCCGAACCACCGCCAGAACCGCCACCCGAACCCCTATCAGGAGAAGCCGTGCCCGAGCCCTGCACCTCATTACCCGAGCCAGCCCCAGCACTGCCCGAACCACCTGAACCACTACCTGCACCCGCGCCACCACTCCCCGAACCCGAGCCACTACCCGCGCTACCACCGCCCGAACCCGAGCCACCACCCGTGCCACCGCCCGAACCCTTACCGTTACCATCGCCGCCAGAACCCTTACCGTTACCACTCACACCATCGCCTTTTTTATCCGTTTGAAAACCGCCACAACTACCATCAAGAGCAGTACACGGCTTTGGTTTAACATCAGACCCTTTCAAAACAGGCACGCCTTTTTGACAAACATAAGTATTGCCACTTTTTTTTGAAGTCCAGCTATAACCATCAGACTGACCAGAACAAAGTGTAACTGTTACATTAGGCAAATTTCCCTCAGCATCCGCCCCACTCGTAGGAGGCGACACATCCGCCGCCATTGCCGCCATTGGATACAAAAAAAGCGTCATTACAGACGCAGTAAAAAATACACGAGCATTAAACATACAATCGCCCCCTCAATAAAATAAATATCAATCATCTCAAAAGCCTAATTATCAACCCCGCCCCAAACAGAGCCACCGCAATCAAAACCAGAGGCGAAAACGTTTCCACACCTGCCTGAAAATTTCGCGCCGCAGAGCATTCAGAAAAATCCGCTTTAAGCCGTATAGAGCCATAAAACCAGTTATCACCTTTTTTGCTAATCATCTTTAAAGAGCCATCAGAAGCGAGAACAGGCGACACTTGCGAAAAATACGCATCCTCCGCAAGTGTTTTTTCGGGATAGCAAACATTGCCTACCTGATAGCCCATTCTCAACCCCTTGATTAGCGCATAACGCTTTTTGCCAGCTTAATGCCAAAAATCACCGCAAAGCCAACCACAACAGCAGCAGCAATGCTTTGAGTATTAGCAAACGCAGTATCCAAACCAGATTTCACATCTGCCACCCAATCAGCACGAGCGGGAACAGACAAAACCATAGCAGAAACTGCCATCACGCCAGCGAACGTTTTCGCTTTCACAGATTTAACAATGCTCATAAGAGCCTCCTTTTTTTGAATTGACGTTTTTCAAAGGCAAAACGCCTAGCCTATGGAGCTTTTATTGTCTGTTGGGCGGCGCGGCGCGCGCGCGGGACGCGCATCGCATCCGCATCCGCCCAACAGACGGCTAACGCCTCAATTCACACGGCTTTTTTAGCGGGGTCAAGGCGCATCGGAAAAAGCCGTAAAACCCTAAAAAAGCCTAAATTTCGCTGTAATAAATCGCGCTGGAATCCTTAGGCGTAAATGCATTGACACGGATTTTTACCAAGGCGGATTTAGTTATTTTTGCCCACTTTTCGGGCTGTTTGGTTTTGATTTTGATGGTTGAAATGGATTCACCCAAATCCACGAGCAGATTGACATGGTGGGAAACTTCCCCAGTTTCTCTACTGGTGGATTGTGTGAGTTTCAGATAATCGCCGACGATAAACACGCCTTGCGATTCGTTAGATTTAGACACATCGTCATAGAAGCCGTTTGAAGCAGCAGTTTTTGTTGTTTCAGCCATGATTATTTCCTTAATCGAGATACTGGTTAAAAATGTAAATACTCAAAAAATAGAGATACTTGCTTAAAGTTCTGTAACTTCCCCCGTTGATAGGTTGAAACTTAGTTTAAAGATTGCCTGTTCTACAAAATCTTCAAACCAAATAAAAATCTGTTCACTTTCGTTTTGATGGTACTCATAGGCTTCAACGATTTTTTCTTTAAACCAATAGCACCATTTCGGGCCCCATCTAAATTTCATTACTTCTGAATAATTTTGTGCATTCATGCTGGCTGTTAGGCTTAAATCATTACGATAGGTTTCAAAAATGGGCAAATCCAGCAGACTGCCGTATTTTTTTAAAATGAATTTTGCCGATGCTGCTAATCGTGTGATATAGCCACTTAGAGCTTCACGCCATTCTGTGTTAGAAAAAAAAGCAAAGTTTGTTGTATAGGCTTTCCATGCCGCTGCATTTTTGCCGATGGTGGAGCGGACGAGCCGAAAGCCTTTATCTTGCGGTTTTCTCTCTTTGATGCCCTTACTTAAATATTTTGCGAGGTAGTGGGCAACGCCTTTTTCACTTTTTACGGGAACGAGTTCATGGCGACCGAAGCCGTAAAGGGGGAGGGCTTCTAATAATTCTTTCCAAAGTGATTTAAGAAAGGCGTTTGCGCTGCGATAGCGCAGGCGGCGAGGCGTTCTTTTGCTTTTCACTTCTTTGTGATTGAAGGTTACGATGGAATGCCCGCGCTTTTCCCATAGGATGTTGCCTTTTAGAGCAACCACAAAGTGAAAATGGATTACGCCGCGTTTGGTGCGTTCGTAAACGCCAATGTAGCCATTCATGCGTTTAACCAAGAACCCAGTACGAAAGCTGTTGAATCGGTTTGATGCTTCAAATACATCTTTAACGCTATCGGGGAATGTCAATGTTAGAAAACCGCAGTTTTCTATTCCGTGATGGTTAATAAAGCTTTCTATGTTGCCGATTAGGGCAATCTTGGATTTGGTTGCACTCATTTTTGACCCTAAAAATATTTTCTTGTAACTTGCATACAAGTTATTTTTACGCCAAACATACACTCATTTACATGAATACACAAGCACAAAAAACTTGTATACATGAACACAAGTGGCAAAATAATGTTTTTACAAGGAATTAAATTTATGAAAACTTTGCGTATAAAAGACAGTCAGGAAGAAAAAATTAGACAGCTTGCTATCAGCTTCAACAAAAAACTTGTACAAATGGGCAAACAACCATTAAGGGACAGCGAGCTTGTCCACGAGCTTTTAAACGAGGCATTGGAAAAAGCATTCCTAAATGAAAACGGAGAAATAGGAATAAAAAGGATTTAACAAAGGAAATAAGCATGAATCAGCAAGACGAACGAGACATAATCCAAAGCCAACGAGAAAAACGGAGACAAGAGCGAGAAGAATTAGAAATAGAAATGATTAGACTAACCAATCAATTCACCAAATATTTCACTTGGACTACGATAGCCACCGATATTATCCTAATTATTTCCATACTTGCCGTTATTAGCTTTTTCGCTTGGATTCTTTGGTAATCCTTTTTGGCTTTTTAAGCAGGTTTGGAGATTCTTGTTTGAGTTGTTTCTATTAAGACAAGGAAGAACGCACGGCAGCCTAACGGCTGCCTTTTGCGTTCCGAGCAGCCCCAAACATCGCTAGAAATCTCTCACTATTTTGTCAGGCACACACGCATTAAAATGCCAAAAGCAGGGGAGAAATCATGCAAGACATCAACAACTGGCTAGACATCATCAAACGGCAAAAAGGCTTCAAAAGCGACTACCAACTAGCAAAATATTGGCAAGTCAGCACATCCGTTATTTCTCAATACCGCAAGGGCAAACTACGATTGCCAATTGCGCGATGCTTGGAAATAGCGGAATTGGGCTACTATCATCCTTTGGAAGTCATTTTGTCTTTGGAATGGGCAAGAGCGAAGTTTGAACAGCGTGAATTAATTGAAAAAGTCTTGTGGCTGGCAATCATTGCCAACGCACCCGAGCGGATGAGCGCGAGGGCGTTTAGCACAAAATACTACCGTTTCAAAAAATCTTAAAAAGTTCCAATAATG